TGTTAAATCCCCTGTTAATAATCTATTTGTATCTGGGATAGGCAAATAATCTAATGATTGCCATGCTGTTGAACCATCACCAATTTTAAACTTCTTAGTGTCTGTTTCATATCCCAATTCACCAGCTAACAATACAGTATTATTAGTAGTCCAATTACTAGCAGTATCCCTTCTTTGCTTTTGTAATGCGTTTAATGTAATTGTCATGTCTAGATAGAGTTCCTTGAATCTATTATATAAGTTCTAGCAGGTGAAGAACTACTTGTTAAGGCATCAATTAAATATGCTCTTGCAGTTGTAGTAGAATCTCCAGCATCAAATATTAAATCACCAATATCAATAGGTACTGTTATTAATTCTATATCTACATCCCATCTACTATTTAATTGACTATCTGTAATTTTTGGAGGTTTGGAATATAACCAGGCGAAATCACTTACTAAAGCTACAGGAGGTGAAGTATATCCTGACCAAGTATTTTCAGATAAGAAAAATATTTGAAAACTGCCACTCTGTGCATCAAAATGAGTTCTAAATAAATTTACTTGCGTTTCTGTTAAATTTAAAAAGCCTAATTGTAATACTTGGTCAATACGCCTATTACCTCTTCTAAAACCTGTTGTAACACCACTAGATGAAGATTGTATGTAACTAGGAAAATCCCCAGTTATGAATAATCTGCTGCTAGGAGTTATAGAAGGAAAAGTAGCCATTATAAAGGTACAGTTATAAGTTCAACAGATACACTATAACGATTAGGTGCAGATAAGCTTATATTTAAAGCTTTTGAATATCTCCATTGATAACTACTACTACTAACAGGAGGTGTAGACCATGCCGACCAAATAATAGAAGATAAATCAAAAGGAACTATTGAACCATTTTGACCATTGAAATGTGTAATTAAACTTTGCGCTTCTGTTTCTGTTAAATACTCATAATCAATAACTAAAGTTTGTTCTACTCTTTTATTGCCTAATTTAAATCTTACGTTTGCTCCACTTAATCCTTCATGAATATTTTGCGGGTAGTCCCCATATCCCAAAGTAGTTTTTAAGGGTTCTAAACTTGGAAAAGTAGTCATTGTAAAACAGTAAAAGTACCAGTAGTAATCTCTAAAGATATTTCAGATTTATCATTAGAATCTAAAGGAAAATGTGACGCCTGTATATTGCTAAGTCCATCATTATCATAAGTAATACTTGTAACCTGATAATAATTTATTTCTGTTCTATCATCACCTACGCTGTTTTCTCTTTGTAATTGTATTTTTATAATATTGGTTGGTATTAAACTTGTTGTTATTAATGTGGTACTAAAAGATATATCATGTGTACTATGTTTACGTCTTGCTAGTTCATATTTTGCATATAATATTGCATGATTTACATCACTACAACACTCAGATAAGTCAAATTGTTCAGTAGGTGAATCTAAAGCACTACTTGTAAACCTTACACTAACAGTCTTTTTTCTAGATACTTCAGTTGGCGTACAATCTGTATAAATAACATTAGATATAAATTCTCTTCTATCTTCAACTCTTAAATATATTTTTTTAAATGAACCTTGTATTATGTTTGCTTCAGTAAATGTAGCAACAGGTGTTAAAGCAGTTGTATCTATTTGATTACTACCGTTTATAGGTAAAGTTGGTGCAAATTGATATTTACCGCCTACTGATAAAAAAGATAAGAAATAATATGGCGCAATACTAGAAATATATTCAACAATATTTACAGCTTTTGAAATTATGCCATTAAAAAACATACTGTTATTTGTACAAAAACTTGATAGACTTTGCAGGTTAGAAAGTTCAACAGGTGCAACAATAGTAGCGGTATTATTACCATCAATTTTTTTATACAACTTAAATAAGTGCATTGCTAAATCTATAAATTGATTGCTTGCACCCTGCGTGTAACTAGAGCCTGATAAACCAGCACTAAATAAATCTACTTTTACACCCTGTTCATAAAAAATATATAGTTGTTTTGTTGAACTTGGGAAAGTTCCTGCATTTGGTTGTTCATATAAGTTACCACTTGTAGTTAAAAATGTAATATCGGCAAAACTACTATTATTGTTAGATGTATTCTGTATTGTTGTACTTGTCCCGATAATTGTTTCACGTTGCACGCCTTCTAAAGTTCCTGTACTTGCTGGGTTGCTTGTATTAGTTTGTGTATTAGTAGAAACATGAGTATATTTAAAAATAAATTTAGTTCTACCACCGCTTACTCCTTGAATAGCAGTTAAACTTGATCCAGTAAAAGGCGGAAATAAGCCAGTTTGTCCAATTAAAGAAGATAAAGAAATTATAGTACCTACTGTTTCACCACCAACTAAAGTACTTCCGCTATATCTACCATTAAATCTAAAATTCATATCTGAAACACCTAAATACGATTGATAAGCAGTCGTGACATTTGCACCTGTTTCAGCATCAAAAACCTGTAAAGATGCAATAAATGTAGTATTAGAAGTATCTCCTGTCCCTCTAGTGATTGATCTTACATCGTAATAATCAACTGCAAAATCAGGCTGTTTCATTAAATTACTGCCAGAAGTTTTTGTAGTTTCACTTAAATATGTATAGATATCATTACCACAATACAAACCAGAGCCAGTAATAGGGCATGAATTAGGAGAAGAAGCCAAAGATGCAGCAGTACTATAAACATGACTTAATGTGACAGATGTATCATCTAAAAAACTTAGTTTTGTTAAACCTGTATATGCTTTAGATTTTGTTGGAGTACTTACTATTTCGCCTTGTGATATAACAAATAATAATTTCTGCACAAAATTGTCTGTACCAGCTTTAACTAAATTAGGTTGTATCCAAACACCACCAACATTATTAGCTCTTTTACCAAAAACTATAGGAACAGTTTCACCTGTTTTTGCAATTTTTTGTGATACGTTTAAATCTGCATTAGGATGTTTAAAATTTTCTAAGCTATCATCTAGTATTTGTGAATCTTGCCCAACTTTTGATTTACCTTGCCTTAAACCCTTAAAAGCACCACCTTTATAAACAGTTCCAATAGGTACAGGCTTATGACCTCCTAAATAATATTTACCATCAACTGTAGATTTTTTATCTAATGTACCTCTTTTCCTCATCTAAATATTCTCCTTAGCCATAATATAAGGTAGTATTTCTGCTGGTACTGTAAATGTAGCAAATTTAATAGTTTTAATTTTTTTTGTACCAGTTAAAACAATGTCATCAGCAGTTTTATATACTCTTTTGTCATCAATAATATAACCTGTTACATTTGTAACTTCTGTATTATCTTCTAATATTGCATTTATATTTATAGCAAAAATAACTGTATTCATGTTGTAACAAACCTACCTAATAAATCACTACTAATACGTTTTGAAGGTATTTGTGCTTTTTGTTTTGATATTGCAGGGGTAACACTCCATGAAACAGTAGTATCATCAATTGTTGCATTATCTATTGTACCAATATATCTACAAACTAAAGTAGCAGAATTACTAAAAGTATCTTGTCCTATAGATTGAACATATAAAGATGCAATTACTAATCTATCACCTGTCATTGCTGTATCTGTTAAATCAACAATAGAAGCAGTAGCAGCTATATTTACAGTTAAAACATTAATATCACTAGCCTCAGTAGAAGCAAACCCATTGGCATCAAAAGCAAGATATGTAAAGTTAATATTTTGATCTATAGCTGAATCTGCTGTAAGGTTTTGGGCAGATTGATAAAAATTTTGATGTGCAATTGTAGGTGATCTTTTACCGTTACTATCTAATACGTTAGATTTATCAGGGTAATATTCAAGAAAAGTTAAAATATCAAAATTAGCCATAATTATAAATAATGAGTAACTCCACCTGCTTGTATATAATTCATGGTTTGAGTTGTAGCACTTTGTACTGCTTGTTGTAGATCACTTGTTGTTACATAATTTGTACCATCCATTTGTGTTACATTTCCTGTTTGTATATTAATATTTGGCGGTTTTGGTGTTGGTCTGCTTGTATTTTGAGTAATTGAATATCCACCACTTGGTAATTGAGTTGCTGAAATAGTACTAGGGTTGCTACTAGGTATTGTATGTGTTGTTGTAGGTTGAGCATAAAGAGCGCCTACGTTACCAGCACTCATATCTTGGCCTGGAAAGAAATAATCATTACTTGTTGGTAAACCACTTGAAGATGTAGAAGTAGAAGTAGAAGTAGAAGTAGAAGTAGAAGAGGAGCTTGTAGTTGGTGGGTTTGCTTGTGCGCCTTTAACTATTCCTAATAATTTTAAAATACGTTGTAAAAACTTTATGAAACCTCTTAATGGGGCTGTAGCTGCTTTTATTGCCTGTTGAACAATATTAGGCAGTCTGTTGAAAGCATTTCTAGCCATATCCATAGCACTATTAAAAACATTACCTATAAAATTTGGTATTATCATAAATGTATCTACAAAAAATTGTCCTACAGCTTGTAATGCAGCACCTATTTGATCTCGAAATTTAAATATCAATACACCAAGACCAATAATTGCTGCTGGTATCGCACCTGCTGCTAATAATGGTGCAAAAGCTACAATAGCACCTTTAACTGCTGTAACAACTAGACCAAAACTTGTTGCAATTTTTGCTATAACAACACCCAACTTTATTTTAGCTATTATTTTAAAAGAAACTATTAATGAAGCAATAATTGGTGCTAGAGCTAATATTGCAGGTGCTAACAACCCAAATGCTATAACAGCACTTTGTATAGGTTTCGGTAAATTTTTTAAAAATTCAGCAACTTTTGTAAATGCTCCTACAGCTAGTTCTAAAGCAGGCAATAATGATTCCGTTAATGAGAATTTAAGAAAATTAAATTTTTCTCCCAGTTGCGCCATACTATCATTAAAAGCTTCAATTCTATCTGCAAAATCACCTGTAAATGCTGTATCTAGTCCTAATATTGCTTCTTTACCTTGATTTAATAGTGGGATCATTTTCATGCCTTGCCCACCGAAAATTGTTTTAGCTAGATCAACCGCTTCTAGGCTTGAACCTGAAGGCAAATTTCTTAAAGCTTCTGCAACTTCAAAAATTAAATCATCAATTTCTTTTAATTGCGCTCTACCATTATCATTAATAAAAGTTGGACTTATTTGTAATTGTTCTAATGCGTCAAATGCCATACCTTTGCCTCTTTGGAAATCCATCATATTTTCTGCAAATATTCCGAATGATTTAGATACTTTATTAAAATCAACTCCAGCTAAATCTGCTGCTTGTCTTAACTTATCAAGTGTAGGTACTGTAATACCAGTTTGTTCTTCTAATTTTCCTAGTTGATCCCCTAAAACTAAAGTATCATTTACTAATTTACCCATACCTACAATACCTATAGCAGGTGCTAAAGCCCTTAATGCACCTAATGCCTGTCCAGCCATAGTTTTTAACTTACCCATAGCAGTAGCAGCATTATTAGTATTTGTTTTTAAGTTGCCTAAACCCTTTGTAAGTCCACTTATTTGATCTTGACCTGTGACCTGTGCCTTTATGGTATATGAGGTTGAAAGATCCATTATTTACTTTTCTTGTTTACAGTTTCTATTATTTTAGCCTCTAATACCTGTAAGTCAGCAAGTATTTCTAAAGGTTTTTTTATTTGTTTTTTATTTAATTTAAAAATCCATTCTAAAGCTTTATAATCAAGACCAATTAAAACACCTTGATCTGTTCTCCATTGGGTCTGTACTTGTACAAATATTGTCAAAGCTAACCAGTTAGAGGGTAATACTTCATATATATTTTCTTCTTCTTTAGGTGCTGGTATGCCTTTTATACCAAGGGCTTCTGCATCTGATACCGTTTCATCTATGACAATATCATTGCACCAAAACAATGCAGCCCCTTCTAGTTTTTTGTTTTTTGTTTGGTAAGTTCTGCAAAATAAATTTCAACTAATCTATTAGCAAGCAAAGGAAATTCTAAAATTAGTTTTTTTGTAGCTTTTGAATAAGGAATTTCTTTTTCTCCATCTGTTATGCCATCCCATCCAACTAAAATCTCATCTGCTATAAGAACATCACTTATGTTTTCACCGTCTGTAATGCCTTCATTTAGTTCTTTTTGTTTTTTATCTGCTTGTTCTCTTATTTCATTAATTCTAGATTGTGGAATAATTTTAAAAACAGCGTCAAATGTTTCTTCTTTTTGAATACCGCCATCTGAAGGCGTATAAAACTTAATAGGCTGTGTAAAAGTTGCCTCTTTCTTTAAAATAAACATAAAAAATTAATATCTACTTAGAGTCTACCCCAAAATATTAATTTATGCTATTAAAAGAATTTGATTGAAACTTCATCATTCCCACTATTAGGAACAGCTACAAAAGGTAATTCTAGCATTTGGATTCCATCAGCATCGGTATAACTTGGTGCGCCCACATCAGAAGTAGGACAGCTAATTTCTATTTTATTCCCTGCTGTTGTACCATGTGTTAATTTATTAGTTCCAGTATTACCACCTGTTGCATCAGAGAAGAAATTATGCCCAGAACCACCCATTGCAACAGCTTCTACAGTTAAAGTTCCTGAAGGTTTACGGTCTACAATATCAATACTTTTTGTACCACCTACAAGCTCTCTATATATAACCTCATTAGCCATTTCTAATTGCCATGTTTGCAATGCTCCAGCGTATCCATAAAATTGAAACGAGGAAGTATTACCATTTTTGAAAAGCAATGGATCAGCCTGATTTGCATACGTGCAATTTGGAAGGGTTACGTCCGCTGGATTATTATACTTGCCCGTAAATTCAAAGGTTATTTGGGGAATTTCGTTAAGCTCACAATTAATTGTAAATGTACCTCTTGCTCCTGTTATCGCATGGTTAACACCATCCATATTTACATAAATAGTGACCGACTTCATACTAGAAGCATCACTAATAGGTGCATAAGTATTACTTGTACCACTAGCAGTTGTAACAGCCATTGCACAGGCTTCAAGTGCTGGCCCATAGGCAGGAGAAGTACCCGCTGCACCACTTCCTACTAACTCACAAGTGAAAGAAACCATAGCCCTTTGATTGGCTAATAAAGTTTCAAAGTTGCCGAAGTATGATTTTATTAATTCTCTATCTACGGTGTCAGATTCTAATGGTGTTAATTCAATATCTCTAACTAGAATAGCATTAGCACCTCCAGTAGGGGACGCATCTTGCCCATATGATGAGCCTTCAGTTTTTACTAAAATAGTTTTTTTGCGTGTTAACTTTGCCATTTACCTAATTAGACATTATGTTTATATCATAAACCCTTATAAGAATAATGTAACTATTATTGAGTTAAATCATTAATTTCTGTTCTATATCTAACTATATAATTGCAATTAATAATGCCTGTAGGTTGATCTGAATCTAAAGTTTCTATTGAAACAGCACCTGGTTGTACATCTATCGCATAACCATTTAATGTTAAATCTGCCATTATTCGGCTGTGCATATTTTCTATTACAGGATCAGCAGTAATAACAGGAGTAGCCGACCTTACAATTATTGAACATTTAACAGTCATTGACCAATCTAATGTT